AAACACTATAAGGAGCATTGGCAATGTAATAATGGATTTTCCTGAGATTCAGAACGAATTTTTAACTGCTCTGATAAACAGAATTGCCGAGGTTAAAGTTACCAACAAATACTATACAAATCCTATGAATGTGTTTAAGAAAGGTAAGCTTAACTTTGGTGAGGTTATCGAAGACATTTTTATCGACCTTGCTCACGCAAAAAATTACTCCCCCGAGAGAGCGGAAACGACAGTTTTTCAGCGTGAGTTCCCCGATGTCAAGTCTGCTTTTTATGTGCTTAACTATCAGAAGTATTACAAGCAGACAGTCCAGCCTTACGACCTTGAAAACGCCTTTTTAAGCGTCAACGGTGTATCAAGTTTCATCGAAAAAATCGTTACAACGATGTTTACATCCATGGAGCAGGACGAGTTTTTAACGTTTAAGTATATGCTCGCCTACCGTATCACACATGGCTTAATGATGCCGTTTGAGATACCTACTGTCACAAAGGACAATATGAGCGATATTGTCGAAGCTATACAGACAGTTTCAGATGACATGACTTTCATGAAACCTGACTACAATCTCGTCGGAGTAAATAACTTTACGCTTAAAGACGACCAGTACCTCATCGTTTCAGCAAAGTTTAACGCAAAGCGTAACGTTGAGGTGCTTGCGAGCGCCTTTAACATGGATAAAGTCGAGTTCCTCGGTCACATCAAGTTGATTGACAGCTTCGGCTCACTCGACATCAAGAGACTTGACGAACTTTTCGAGGGCGACGAAAACTATCACAAATTTTCACATGCTGAAATGGAAGCTCTTGACAGTGTGCCTTGCGTCCTTGTCGATAAGGATTTTTTCCAGATTTATGACAAATTAACAGAAATGCGGGCGATTGAGAACCCGGAAGGTCTGTATCGTAGCATGACCCTGCACGCTTGGCGCATCTACGCCATCTCGCCTTTTGCCAACAACGCACTTTTTGTTGCTGGTACACCGAGCATCACAGCTGTGACCGTATCACCTGCAAATGCAACGCTGTCAGCAGGCGCAAAGCTGCAGCTGTCAGCTAACGTAACATCAACAAACTTTGCCCCGAGCGGTCTGACTTGGACAAGTCACAGTGATAAAGCTACGGTATCAAGTACGGGTATCGTGACTATCGCATCCGATGCGACAAGCGACACGAAGATAAAAATAACAGCAACATCAGTCTTTGACCCGACCAAGTCAGGTAGTGCAACAATAACCGTTGCCTGAGATAATATAATATTGGTGGTGGAACTATACCGCCACCATTACTTATAGAAAGGAGTAAATAAATGGCTTATGTAGCACCAAATAGCGACCTTTGGCTGTGTCGAGGCGTACCGCTTGACAGTGACTATCACTATAGCTATCGTCCTGCATCTGCATCTGCACAGCAGACCGCTATTTTAGCTTATAAAGCTTATACTCTTACAAATCAAAGCTATATTCGGCATACTAATAATACTATCCGAGTAGCAATATCACCAGATAATGCTTTAGGCTGTAATTATATGGCATTCCGCAATACGTCCTTTGGCAATAAAATGTTTTACGCCTTTATCACAGATGTTGAGTATATTAATAACGAGACAAGTCTTATAACATATAGTATTGATGTATTGCAGACTTACTTTTTTGATGTCAACATACTGCCGTCATATATCGAGAGGGAGCATAGCATAACCGATGGTATCGGAGACAGTATTACCCCCGAGCCGACAATCTCAAGCGGTCAAGAGATTATCTCAAAATATCAGTCTCTCGCTGAGGGCTTAACTGCTGGCGTTTATACTGTAATTGTTACATCGCATGACTTGTTAAATCCTGTGACAAAAGACTACTATTTTACAACGGCGGCAGTTGGTAATTTATCCGGTGCCTCCTTAGCAGGTTCGTATAATGTGTGTAATGTTGTGCCTAGCACCTTGTACGATTTTTTTGATGTGGTAAATAATTACATTCGAGTGGCTGGCGAAAATGGCATACTTGCGATGTACTGTATACCAAGACTTGCATATACTGGCGGTAAATGGGATACGTCACATCCGTGGCTTGCAAAAAATGTTGCAATCAATACACCTGCAATTTATGCGCAAACTGTGCCAAAACCTGCAGTGACAGACACACTTAACGGTTATTTACCAAAAAACAACAAACTGTACACTTATCCGTTTTGCTATCTTAAGGTGCATAATTGCAGCGGTAGCGATAACGAGTATAGATATGAGTATTTTACGAGCGATAACGCAGTTTTTAGACTGTCGTCAAGTGGAACATCGCCTGACCAAAGTGTGTATTGCACACCGCAAAATTATAGGGGCTTTGCGCTCGACTGGCAAAGCAGTCTGATTTATGACACTTATCCAGCGACAAGCTTTATATCGTCAGAGTATAATAATTATATTGGTAATAACTCAAATCGACTGCTTGCAGGACAAATGTCACGCATAGTATCATCAATTGCAAGCGTGGCGGGAGGATTGACAAACCCAAGCGGCGCAATAACAAGCTTGGCAAATAATGTGATGGGCGGAGTAAGTGAGTATGCTATGCTTCAAGATTTACGCAGTCAAACCTCCACGCTTGGTGGTATGGCAAGTGGGTACTTTAATTTGCTTTATGATCAAAACTTTTTTAACGCCTATCGAGTAACCGTCAACGCCACAGTTGCCAAGCAGTACGACGACTACTTTACGATGTTTGGATATGCTGTTGATGCGCTCAAAAAGCCTAACTTTATAGGGAGTCGCCGTCGTTCGGCGTACAACTTTTGCAAGACCCGCAACGCCAGTGTAACAAGCAAGACAAGTGCAGACAACAGCGTGCCGACACAGGCTTTGACAGCTTTTAAAGCAGCCTTAAATAATGGTGTGTGCTGGTGGGAGGTTTTGTCAAACACTGGTAATTACAATATCCCCAACAATTTACCGTAACAGGAGGTGATAAAATGCCTAAGAGAGTAAGAGACACAGCTTTTAAATCAAGTCTTTTTGATAATAAAAGGGCGTGGAACAACTACACTTACAGACTTTTTGAAATGGCTATGTCAAGAGGACACTGGGCAAAAATGCCAAAAAGCATAGACTTACGATACCTTGAGCAGACCCTTATAACACAAGGCGCATGTGTCTTTTTCAAGGATGATGTGCTCGGTTACCTATGCTTGCCAGTCGTCCTCAACGGTAAGCTTGACGTATACGGAAATCCCTATGATTTTATGGCAATATCTGACACAGGGTATAACAAAAAGCTTGATGTTAATAACGGTGTTATTATTTACAATAATTACCTGCGGATGCCAAACATAGCCGAGATACGCTACTACGCAGACCGCCTATATGAGTATGACCGTATCATCGACGTTAACGTCAAAGCGCAAAAAACGCCCGTCCTCATAAAGTGTGATAAAAATGAGATTTTGAGTATGGAAAATATGTATCAAAAGTACGATGGCAACCAGCCTGTGATATATGGTAAAAAATCCTTAAACGATGATAATATAACCGTACTTAAGACCGATGCACCATATATTGCTGATAAGGTATATACCTTAAAACAAAATATTTGGAACGAAGCTTTAACGCAACTCGGCATCCCAAACACAGACACGACAAAGCGTGAACGAATGATACGAGATGAGGTCATGACTGCACAGGGGGCTGTAATCGCCACACGCAACTCGCCCGAAAAAATGCGTCAGCTGGCATGTGATAAAATCAACAAAATGTTTGGGCTTGATATATGGTATCAGTTTGATAATATTGATATAGATAAGTCTATCAGTAAAGGAGGCGAGAGCGATGGCACGCTATACAACACAAGTGCGGACGATATGCGAGACGGTAGCGGGATTGAGTGATAGCGTCGGATATACCGACGTTGAGACCGTGCTTAATGATAGCTGGGATAAGATTTTTACAGCTTTTCCTATATATGATGAGGCACACAGAGCAGATCTATGTAAAAAGATACTTCGTCACTACTATATGGACGAGATAGCTTTTGAGACCTACGGCTTATGGCAACTCGCTATCAACACAAAGCTCGTAGAGATAATGCCGCAGTATAACAGTCTGTATAAAGCATCTGCAGAGATAATAAACCCGTTCTATAATAAAAGCCTGTCAAGGCAGTATGACGGTACGAGCAAAGGCACAAACAAAGACACTCGGACGGATAATCTCACAGACACATCCTCAGCAACAACAACCGCAACAGGCACAGATATGCGTATAGATAATCTGACAGACACTAATGGCGGAAGCGTCGTATCAAAATCTGACAGTAAGCGTACTGATGCACTTAAAGCTGTGACGGATAACACATCAACGTCAACGACAACGTCTAGTGCAAGCAACAACAGCAGTAATGACAGCTTTACAAGCGACACACCGCAGGGTAGCTTATCAGATGTCAAAGCTGGCAAGTATATGACAAATGCAAGCATCGGCACGAGTACGGGAAGCACGTCGGGCAATGACAAAAATGAGACGACAGCAAAAAACACAGTCAACAACACTGGCACGGTGTCAAACACTGGCACAGACACTGTAACTGACAGCCATACGCTTACAAAAACCGGCACAGTTAAAAATGACAGCACAAACAGCATGACCAGCGATAGTACACTGTCAAAAACAGGTACAGTAGTCAATGACGGTATCGACAGCCGGACAGATGCGCACACTGAGACCGTAACGGGCTATGAGGGCAGTGCGACGTATGCAGAGCTTTTAAAAAAGTACAGCGATGCAATAATTAATATTGATATGATGATAATTAACGATTTATCAACTATGTTTATGCAGATATGGTAAGGAGGTAATCAAGATGATTGATAAGTTAAAGTATTGGTGCAACAAGATTTTACCGCTTGTTTACGATGACAGCTTAAGCTACTATGAGGTGCTTTGCAAGACGAGCGCAAAGCTTAACGAGGTCATCGAGAGTACAAATGGGCTTTTAGATGCATGGAACACATACAAAAATGACATTGACAAGGCTTTTGGCGAGTATACCGCAGGTCTTGACAAAAAATTTGACGCCTTGTCGGATAAAATATCCGCTGATTTTTTGCGATATAAAGACATAGTCAACGACACGATAAGAGACGAGTTTGCTGCACAGGAGCGGCGACTTAAGGCACAGGACGACAAAATTGCCGCACAGGATACGCAGATAACCGCTATATCTGAAAGGGTTAACACCTTTATCACAGAGTATAATCAGACTATATCAAAAATACCTGATATGGTAGTCAACGCTGTCAATGCTTGGCTTAACAATACAACGAACTATGATAACATATTAGCTGACTTGGCAGGCTCTTTACAGGGGCTCAAGCACTTTGATACAGTCGCAGACTTAAAAACTGCTACTTTTGCCCAAATCACAGGCAAGGAGGTCTGCGTTTGCGAAAACTACTATGCAGGCGACGGCGTGTTTACTATGTGGGAGATTTTGGAACGCACAGCGCCACCTGCGCAGTTTGCGGAAGGCATCGCACACATCGCACTGCCTCACGCTGACGATGACTTATACTATCGTGTCGCATTTTTGCGCTCGGAGTA